TATCAGGGGAATACTGAACAGTAGAGTTATCCACTCGTCTTTCCAGCTATTTTGTGTAGCCTGGATTGCAGCTAGATCCCAATCTATCTCACCTGTAAGCTGTTTCTTCTTTATCTCAGCTTCAGTAAGCTTGATCTGTGTCTTTCTGTCTATTACACTTGTAGCTAAACCAACTACACTACCTATTATTTGTCCTATCATTTCTTTTCGCTCCCTAGCCATACAGCTATAGTACCAGTCATAGCACCGCTTACGACACTGATCATAGCACTCTGTTGGGTACTTAAGTCATCTAAACTAATACCCCACTCTATTACACGTATATACATAAGGGTCATCACTATCATCATAAGTCGTGGTAGTAGTTTCCAGGCTAGTATACGTTCCATTGCAACTGTCATATTAAACCTCTATGTTTAAAGTAGTAGACTCTGATTTTAAGCTGTGGGTTTCTGCACCAAACCTATCGTACCCTTTAGCTAAATCTAGTCTTTGTTCTCTGAGAGACTCTAGGTGTTTGTGGTTAGCTCTGTGCTCTTTCTCCACTCTCTGTTCTGTCAAGTGGTTATTAATACTCTCACGAACCCTAGATTGATGGTGTATATCACTTGCTATGTTGAAAGGCATTGAACCAACCCCTTGTAACCCGTCAGCCATTTATAACATCCCTTTTGATGACATTATAGCAAGAGTGGCTATACCAGTTATTATAGACAGTATGATTAAAGTACCCCCAATAACAACCACCTTCTCCACTACCTCTTGCTTACGTTTTCTAGCGGCGTCTTCTCTTTCTTTACGTTCCCTACGTGTTCTAGCTCTTATTTCCTGTAGCTCACCCCAAGCGGAGTAACCTCTGGTAGCTATCACAATGGCTCTGAGTTCTTCTTCAGCATCCTTAGCCTTCTGTAGCTTCACGAAGGTTTCCATACTGTTTTCATCATCACCTGAGAAAAGGCTGTTCTTCTTTTTATTGTGGTTGTTCCTTAGTTCATCGACACCATCAAAGAACTCACCTATTTGTTTAGTAACTGAGACAAGCTCTTTACCTGCACTAACAGCAGTCTTGACCGCAGCTAAAGCTGTAAATGGGTCTATCATAACAATCCTTACTTATCACTAGCCATTTTCTCTACTGTTTGTCGGATTGCTTTAATGTTCTCATCTATACGGGCCATAGATACTGCTTGTCTTTGTGTAGCATCTTCTACAATAGCCATCCTAGACTGTAGACGCATGATCTCTTCACCATTACGTTCAATGTCTGACATCATCATAGATACAGTCCACACAATAGCTCCTGCTTGAGCTATAAGACCAAAGATAAGGGTTATAGGGACACTTCTGGAGAGGTGCCAATTATCTTCATCCTTGGTCATGCTGGGTAGACTTTACGATCAAGTTCAAAGTGAGGTGCATCATAGAAGCTCTTCCAGTCACCACCCCATACAATAGGGATCTCTAACTCTTCTGCTGCATCCTTCATGGCTTCAGCCATAGTTTCAAACCTATCTAAGTCTTCCCAATCTACAGGCCAAGGGACCATGTCTACAGCATGGCCTGTGATGTGTCTTGAGTTAAGTGTAGTTGACTTACCCTCTTTGAGTAACTGTCTTTGACGATCAATATGACGTATACCTTCGATGACTGTGAAGTCTACCTCAGTGATCTCTATTGCTTTTTTAACTACAGCTACCATATCAGGGTTTACACCTGACAAGTTCTGTAAGCTACGTGTTCCTAGTTTGTATGACATGTGTTACGCCTCCTGCGCTGCTAATTCTGAAACCTTTTGACCAACCATTCGTTACCTGCCTTAATAACCTACGGTAGAAAACCTTAACATTTAGTCGTACCAAACTCCACAAATCCTAATAGACTGTCCTGTCAATAGTTGATCTGCACTCGTAGATCTGTTGGCGACATACATATAAGTGTTGGCAACATTTGTAGATAACCCCATTTGAGTGGCATTGCCCCAGAGAGTCGTATGAACGTCATCTTCATCTCGTTCATAGACATTGGTAACTTTAATACAGTCACCAACCGCATACCCGTGCTGTGCAGAAGTAATTATTACTTCAGCCCAAACAAAATCTGGCCTAGAGGACTGACCATGATTAGTTACGTGAGTGAGAGAGGTAGTGGCAGTTGATGTAGCTCCTCGCACGATAGTAACAGTAGGCTGGGCTACGATTGCAGCTTTTAATTTAGCTGGGGATATAAGACTTTCAGTAGTGCCAGTTCCTGTTTCCCATGTGGATGTAGCTTGATCCCCCAGTAGACCAGTTTGAGTGCCAGAAGTGTTTACCACTTGTGTGTCATCTAGGATACGAAACTTATCATTTGTTTGATCTAGGTAAGCTACAGGTATCCAAGCATCATTACCATTTGCTCTTATGTACAAGGTAAAGGCATCAGTATCATACCACCATTGATTAGCGAAGGTAGTGCTAGGTGCAGCAGTTCCTGAGTTGTTTGTAGCTATAGCTGATAGGACGTTGTTAATGTCGGTTCTAGCATTAGCTGCTGTTTGGTTAGCTATATTGTAATCATGTTGTGCCATATTAGTATTCCACTATTCCTTCCAAGACGCTTATGCTTGGTGATACGTTGTTGCTGGTACTGTCGAGTTCAACTTTGAATTTAAACGCTCTTCCTGTTACTTCACCAGCCGCTATTTGCCAAGATCCCCATGTAGGTGAACCAGCAGGGTCATCATTAGTTGCAGCTACATAAATGGTTGTACTGAAGTCACCATAGGGTTGATCTTCATCTGACCAATCATCCCAGTTGTTAGGCCAAGTATCCCAGTTGTTAGGTATGTCATCCCAATTAACTAATCCCCCAGAAGCATTAGCGTGGTGTCTAGTAGATGTTAAGTTAGTTGATACCCTGACAGTTCTAGTTGAGCCTGTGTCTAAGTACCCTGTGAACTCATATGTACCTGTAGAGGGT